CAATGAGATAGAATAAAATAACCGTTATTTCATACAGCAACATCTTACTGATCACAGAAGATAGCCTGCGTGAGGTGATTGGTTGCTTGAGTTTACGGGCCTTCCATACTCCTGTGATGGTATCAACGAAGATGGCAAACCCTATCAGGAACATGAGCCCTGTAATAGGCATAAAGAATGCACTAACCATGCTGAGGTATATAGGCCACTTACTCTTAAGGGCCGTCATTAGTATGGTTAGCTGTAGTCTCACAGAATTAAGATGCTGTTATTGTACCCATTTTCTCGGAAGTTACCGCACATCCCTGTGCAAGTCAACTGCCAAGGGGTGATGCACTCACATGTTGCGAACATAGGACGTAGGTCTGTATCTGTATTGAGTGCTGAGATGAAGATAGGGAATAGATTTTTGTTAGCTAACAACCAACGTATAAGCCTCTGCTCAAAGAAAGCAGCCTTCTGTGCATAGTGCTCCATACCAAAGGCTACCTCACCACGGGATACGCTTGCTGAGTAGTCACCGTTCTGTGTTTGGAGTCCTTTGTTTTTTAACTGATAGCTCAAACCAAAGACAGCATCCTCTGCTGACCTCCATGCAATGACCGGCTGAATGAACTCTACCAGGTTTATCTCGTCATTAGTCAAGGTCTGTGCATTATATGCATTCAGTAGATGGTTGTAGAATGTAGTGCCAAGGATAGGCTGTATCCGTAGAGCTGACTGAGTAGCTATGTATGGGGTCACATCCGTTACATCCACATTGGCTGTGATGGGTGTGTTGGTCTTGAGATAGTTTTCAGTTATGAAGTAAAGCATTACTGAGCTGTGTTAGTTGGTTCGTCAATAGGAGGTAATTGAGCCAAGGCTCGTATCTCATTGGTGGTCATTTTTTCAAGGACCTTGTTGAGTAATGGCTCACTCAAGGTGTTTAGTGCCTCTTTCACCCGGGTAGTATCATCATCTACCTCAACAATGGTATCACCAATGATTTGGTAGTTATTGATCGTGAAGTGAGCAGGCAATTTAGCTATGCCAAGGAGCTCATTGAAGATGGTCTCAACCTGTGCACGTATTTTTTTAACCACGTTTTTCTCAAATATCACATAAGCCTGCTTAATATCTGAACCACTACCCAAGGAGCCTGTGGTTCTAACACCCATAAGAATAGGGTCGATAGTGTGAGCAAAGCAAATCTGCTCAGTATTGAGGGCAGATGCCTCATGGAATAGCTTATCATTTGCGTTTGTTGGTAGTGCTTCAATCTTTGGAAGTTGGTCCTGGCTATTAGCAAAGAATGCAACCGCCTTACCAGCATTCTGTGCACCCTTCAACCTGTCAATGGTCTCCTTAATCATGTGCTTCTCCTCCTCTGATTGTGGCCTCTTAGGGAACATCATAGCAAAGGATGGGAAAATGCTGTTTTGAATGTTACTTTTTGCGAAGTATGACAGCTCACCGCTTAGAAACGCAAAGTTTAATGCCGATGTATATTGAGGTAACGGATAATAGTCCTGCCCAACTGAATGAACCTCATAACAATAAAGCTGAACCTCATCCTTGCAGGTCATGTGGTAGGGCTTAATCTCTACAACATCCAATCTTTGGCTCCAGTCATTGCTTAAATAGTACTTTTTCTTGCACCGTGATACCCTTACTTTCTCAGGGCTTACGTTGTAGACCTTGACAAGTTTACCTTTCTCATTAAATACAAGCTTAAAGTATATCCGATTGTGCAAAATTAACTGCTGAGTAACCGCTTCAACGGTATGCTTGAGTTTTATCTTACGCTCCCAGGTGTAAAGGTCCACCTTCTCCTGTGCTGTTAGTTTCTCAGCATCTAAGGCATAGCCACCACCGATAACTGCATTGGTTTTGAAGTCAACAATAGCACCGTGCAGTGGTGAACTGAAGTACATTTGATTGAGCACCTCCGGATAAAGGTTGCCCTCTCCAAAGTCTACCCAGTTACCTGCTGTCCATCTACCATTGACGTAGGGTAAAGTTAAGTTACCTCTACCAACAGGTAGGAATGGGGTGCTGAAAGCTTGGTATCCTTCCACTACGGTAGGACCCTGCTCTTGTTTTCTACTAAATATATCGTACCAAGCCATGTCTATGTGTATACTGATGAAGGTGCAGGTCCACTAACTACCATTCTACCCTCCTCAATGACTACACCAGTGGTCTGTGCAATGCTTAACGGAAGGGTGAATGGTCCACTCTTCTCATATATTTGATAGGTGTATTGGCCTACAACAAGGCTGAGGTCAGTGGGCTCTACTAAATTGAATAAATTGTACCGCTCAGGATACGAGGATGCATCTGCAGCAGTGAATAAGATGGGTGTGCTCGTTGTGTTGTATTCGTTTGTAAACACAAAGAGGTAACTCGGGTTTGTCACCGTTGTTACCTCTGTAAGTGTGAGGACTATTTTGTTACTTGAATTTTGAGCTATGTAGATCATCTAAAATATATTGTCAGACCTACCGTAGAATGTTCAAAATTAGAAGTTCACCCCGATAGCTTGAAGAGCTGAAGTGCTCATAGTTACCTCGTAAGCAAGGAACTCATTTTCTGCAACCAGTGTAACGGAATATTTACTACCATCTGCACGGGCTGTACCGGAACCTTCACCTGAAGCAGATAACTGCAAGTAAGGGAAGTACCAATACTTACCGTTAGCATCTTTTACGATGGCAGATAGGTACTGCTGTCCTGATCCCAAGATTTTGATGGCTCGTGAAGTAGCCATCTCACGTCGGTGAAACATTAAGTTAATAGTCTGAGTAACGAATGAGCTACCGTTAACAAGGTCGGAAGTAAGCTCCTCAGTGTAGTTAGATGTATTTCTACGGATGTAGTAGTCAGTGAATATGACAGGAGTAGGTAACGTTGTTAATGTGAAACCTGTCACTTCCCAATCACCAGGGTTAGTGGTGTTAACTAATACATTCAATACATCATCCTGTGGAATTAAAGCAATCCCATGCAATCCACCAGAGTTGTTCTCACAGCTCTTGGCAACCGCTTCTAATGCTTGGCAAACATTTGGCATGATTAAAGAGTATTAAAGAGCCCCCTTTGCAGAGGGCTCAAGATTATTATTATTGATAGAAAACGATTTCACCTGGGTTCACATAGTGGAAGCCAATCTTCATATCCGCACGAGTACGGATGTAAGGCTCAGCAACAGTGTCACGTAGGTTAACCGCACGCAAATCAGAGCTATCTCCTTCAGCATCGAATGCATAGATAAGATTATCTTTCAAAGTGATAACGAAAGTATCATTTGACATCCCTTGGCATTGAACGATTTTGATACCTAAGTAAGTCAAAGACAAATCTTGAGTTATGTATGCATTGGTGTTACCTGAAGCAACTCCTAATCGGTAGATGTTAACCAATTGAGTAGGAAGGTAGATACGTAGGTCAGCAGTATTAGCAGCAACAGCAGCAGGCAATAAAGCAAATGCAGCAGATAGTGCAGCCTCAAGAGCTGTGAAGTTAGCGATAGCACCGCTACCACCGCTGATAACTGGAGTAACTCCTGGAGGAGGTGTTAAACCTGCAGTTAACTTTTTCTCGTAACCATCACACAAAGCAAGTGTAGGGTTAGGGCTTAAAGTATCACCTTTCCATCGGATGTTCTCGATGTCTTGACCAACAGTCTTAGCCATAGTCTCCCAATAGAAGTTCATGAAAGATGCTACAGAGAAGTCACTGTTAGATCCTTTAGTCATTTGCAAAGAAACGAATGACTGCTCTAAATCAAACTGACAAATTTGAGCCATAGCAGATACAGCACATACGTCAATTAATACTGCACTCAAGTCATCATTTGAGCCTGGAGTTGGCCATGCACAAGTAGATGATTGTAATACATTACCGAAAACAACAGTACCAAGTTTAGTCTGATATTTAACACCAGGCAAAGTACGGAAGTTGTTAGGTACATCCGACGTTAAGTAGGCAGCGGAGTAGAATGCCTCAGGGTTTGCAGCCAATAAAGCTGTTGGGTCGACTTGTAGGTCGAATTTTAATTTACGCA